TGGTCCCCCATCCCGCCCCCGTCCCCCCGCACCCCCTCGTCCGGCAGGCGCACCCCCAGGGCGGCCACCAGGATGCGCGTCAACTCCTTGACGACAGCCTGCGCAGTCGGCATGCTCATGACGCCCCTCGTTGCGGCGTCCGCCACTGCCGTTATCGCCCCCTCGATTTCCTCTACAGAAACGTCGGTCGGGCTTTCCATCGTCGTGGTGATGGCGTAGGTGGAGAACTTGCGCACCATCCCGCCATTGTCCGGGTACTCCTCAGCCATTCGCAAGACGATCTCCACCATGTCCCGGAACACGCCCGTCCAGAATGTTTGATACCTCACCATCGTTTCTGCCCAGGGGCGCATAGTGACCTCGGCGACTGACCTGTTCTGAACCATGTCCGGCCTTCCCTGCATGAAAATGGGTAGCTTCGAGGCCATGCTGATCATGGCGGCCACAAGCATGGTGTTGTCGCGGGCGTCACTGGCGGCGCTTCCGAGCGGCATGCGGTCAACCTCGACTGCCTTGTTGTGGACGTAAGAGGAGCCAACAGATGGGGCGGGGTTTCTCTCGAAAGCGGAAGCGGCTGTGGCGATGGTTGATTCCAACCGTTGGCGGACGGCGCTTACCTCCCGGCTACCCCCGTCCACTGTCACCCGGTCCAGGTATGTCGCCACGGCGCGGGCGAGCGTCAACTGGTCGGCTACCGTATCGTTCATGGCGCGCATCCAGCGGTACGCCCTGCGGAACATCGGCCAGCCACGACCGCGAATCTTTTGTGGAGCTACCAACTGGGCCAGCACCCGGGTCTTTTTGTCGGCTGCGATGATTCCCAGGGCGGCCTCCCTGATAACGGCGTTCGGTGACGTGCTGTTTACTGCGGCCTCGGCCAGGTATGCCTCACGACCCGTACGTCCTCGCCACTCCCTGACGTTTACGGATGACCCGCTCGGTAACTCTCGCACCGCTGCCTCTATCTGCTCCCTGGTCGCCCGCCAATCTGCGTAGAACACGCTGCCCAGGCCATCCCCAGTCGAGACCTCGTACAGGATCGGTGTACCCGCCGGGTCCTCCTTGTCGTAGATGACCCGCTTGATCTCCGTCGTCTCGACTACCCGAGTTGTCACGTCTCCATTGATCGTAGATACGAAATGGAGGAACAAGAACTCTCCATCCCGCAACGCTTGATCTGACCGTTCTGGTAGAGCGTCGTCGGACAGGACGGCAGCGTTGCGCCGGGCCGTGAAAAAGTCGTCCCACACCGGCTGCGCGGCGGGGTCTTTGGTCTTGATCTGTACCTGCTGTCCCAGGCCGTAGGCGCCCCACATTGCAACGGCGTTCTCGGCCTGGCCGTCCGTCTCGTACATGAGACGGCTTTCGTCAACCACCCGTCGGCGCTGGTCCTCCGTTTGCTCGAAACTTCCAAAGCCCATGCCGCCAATCAAGACGCGCTTGTCGGACAGGCGATACACCAGGTCGAACAGCCGGTCCCCGCCCATCGTCTCTGCCAGACGCCGGACGAGTTGCTCTGGCGGCATGGTGTACGGGCCTTCCCGGTATGCCTCCTGCAGCAGGGCCGTCATTCTGTCCATCTGCGCGATGCGCCCCCGGAACAACGTCCGGGCAGCCAGTCCGCCGATTGCTTCTTGAACTGTGCTCACAATGCCCATAGGTTCCTCACTTTTCCAACGATTGCGCGTATGGTTGGCATGGGGCTGTAAACATTGAACGACAGCATCCACTTACGCGGCCTTATTCCCAGGCGGTCAAGAATATCTGACCCCCACCATCTCGACGTGATGGTCTTGTTTACCTGCCGCCTCTTGATATTGTCCATTATGTGTAGCTCAATGCTCCACCCTTGACAATATAAGTCCACATAGTACCACACATCACGGCGGAGTGTCTCTTTTAATTCCGCAACCCGGACAACCTGTCTCCCCCTTCCATCGCTATACGCAAAGCATGAATACCAGCGCCCGGGTTTAAGAACCTTTCCAAAGAATGTTACATGATCAATTTTCATTTTACCTCACCCTGTATGGATCGTGCCTCAGTACGAACGTCTCGTCCTGGCTCCCCAACAGCCACGAGCAGGCATACCGTAGCGCGGATAGCAGGTGGTACGCCGCATCGTTATCGATCTCCTCCGTCGGTTGGCCGTTCCTGTACTTGCGGCTGTAGCTCCCGATCTCGCTCAGTAAGCCAACGCAGTTGTCGTGAATGACGAGCGCGTCATCGTGCAGCAATTGAATCACTTTGTCTATCTGTGACCATATCGCAGAAACGGGCGGCTGCGTCAACGGGACACCCGCCCCCTCGTAATCCGTCCGCAACTGGTTCTCGCTCGGAGCTCCGCCAATCCAGCGGACGACGGCCTCCCCCTCGCTGAGTTTCAAAATCTTCTGTGCGTGCTCCGGGGTCGTCACGCCAAACGGTTCGCAGTATTCGCGGTAGACGTGCAACGTCAGGTTCTTTGGATCGCAAGCCAGCCACAAGGCGGCCACCCTCGCACCCGCCGGGTCCATCCCGAAAACCCGCCACCAGGTGTTCGGCGGCGTGAAGTGCTTGACCGTGTGCCTGACCGGATCGAAACACTCGTAAATGATTCCCTCGGCGGCGGCCCACAAGCCGTCCAACCACCTGGACCGCCGCGCACCCGTCAACGATTGCAGGGGGGCGAGACGGGAAGCGCCGGCGGCGGTTAGCTCCCCCGTCACCTGGTCGTAAATCTCCGGGTTGTCCCGGTGCGTGCTGTTGAGCAGCGTGAGCGGTCCGTCCGGGTTCGTCGCCGACATCGCCCGCTGCTTGATCCAGTGCATGGGGTGGGAGGGATTGCAGTCGCCGATGCACTGGGGATTGGGGATTGCCCCGGCCCTTCCCGTCGTTGTGGAGGATAGGGCCTCCCAATCTGCGAGTAGGGCCTCCTCGGCCTGGTTGACGTACACCAGGTCGTGCTCTGAGGAAAGAACCTTGCTCGACTTGTCCAGGCCGGTCAACCAAATGCGTGAGCCGTTGGGGTAGTCTATCCACTCTGGTTTGTCCTGTCCGCCGCGAAAGTGCAAGATCGGCAGCGCCCTGGAAGGTATGAGGACGCGGTTGACGAACGACGTGTAGACAGTCGAGTACAAGTCCGTCTGTTGCTTGCGGGCCATGACGATGCTGGCGCGGGGGTACTTGAGCGCGGACAGGTGCAGTTTCCACAGCAAGGAGACGGTTTTTCCGGTGTCGCGGGGGCCGGAAAGAATCATCTCGTGGTCGTGGTTGTATACCGCATCTCGGCACGCTCCGTATGGCGTGTAGATTGCCGCCCCCGCCCCATTCCCGTCGGCCTGGACCACCCGGTAGACAGATGGGGCCTGCGTTCGCTTGCTACTGCTGCGAGGCGTCATGCATGCCTACCTCCAAATCCCCAGTCGCTTCGCCAACTTGCTGGCGTAGTGGTACAATAAAGATGGGAGGGCAACTGAGATGTATACTATGCCTATCAGTTCCCGTCGCCCATCATCATGCACGATAAAAATTTTCCCGTTTCGGGGATTATACTCCATCGTCAAGGATAGTCCCGCTCGTGCCACGTTCGCTTATCTCCTCTCCCTCAGACACTTTGCCAATTGGTAACGCGCCTCGATCATGGCCTCCTCTATGCGCACCATGATGCCCCTCTCAATCGCCGCTACCGTCCTACTGGTATGAAGTCTCCACGATGTTTCGCTGAAATTTCTCATGATCTTATTCGCCTGTGATCGTGTAATAAATCCAAGCGTCGTGAGCGCGGCGGCGTCGTCACCCGGGAAAACCGCTGTCTTTTCCTTCCACCCGTGGCCGAGCATAACCCGCATGAATGTGCGCCGGTAATTTTCATAGCAAGGATTACCAGCCTGCCAATCAGCGCGGCTATGTGTAATACCAGTCGGCCATCTTTCAAACGGGCCTTGACTGATAAGCGTCTCGTGCATGCCTACCCCTCCCCACTTGGTATCATCTAACCCACCCCGCTTCAATGAGTGGCGTTGGAAAGTGTGCCGCTTCCTCCCAGTATTCCCGTTGCGGCACAAGACCCGCATTGCGCAAAAGTGGCATATTTTGCGCCCGCCAGTCCCGACGGTTGCGCCTATCGCGCAAACCTCCTACAACCCCAAATCCGAATGCGCTTGCGGTATGGTCTCGCAGTCCTTGACACCACTACACCTTCCGCGCTTCCCGTATCGCCAAATACCACTACAAGATATGGCTTACCCTCACGCGGCATAGCCTTCCTACTCCTCTGTCGTGTCATTGATCTACCCCCACCTCTGCCCGTACATACCCATGCTGCTCTACCATTTCCTCAGCGTATTTCCTGATGCTCCGCGCTGAGTGCTTAGCAACTACCTCCACCCCTTCATTATCAAGGTGTCTGGTCGTACAATCGTGGTGAACGATGAATTCACCTTCGTTAGGTTTGTAGAAACCTGTGGGCCATTCGACGTAAATACCGCAACTATTCGTACCATAGTCGAATGGGCCTATAAGTTCCCACAGGAGAGTTAAAAAGTCAATCTCCTGTTGTGTTAGTGCCCTACCGTCCACAAAGATTATTTTAGATGACAATTTCGCCTACCTTCCCGCCAGCGCCTTCGCCATCGTATCCCCATCCCCCGCCCGCACGTTCGCCGCGATGGATTCTACCACCACAGCGGGGTCGGCGTCCTGACTGAAACCAGCGGCCCGTTCCAGTGCGTCAATCCGCACCCCGCCGTCCTCCCCCTGGTCGAGGGCCATGCGCCACAGGTGACGGACGGATTCTTCACCATGCCGGGAAAGGGCCTCCGGCAACTGGAAGCGGGGAACGTCCTTGCGCCCCTGGGCGGCCCGGACCAGGTAGTCGTAAACCTCCGGGCAGGTGAACCCACACAGCGCACGCAATGCCACGCTGCGGACGTTCAGGTCGGTGTCAGATTCCAACACGGCGTAGACGTGGGGCAGGGCTTCCGGGTCGTTGGTGTCTTTCAGCGCCCACAACGCCCGCTGCCGGTCCTCTGATTTTTCAGCCTTCAGCCCGTCGAGAAGCGGATGCAGGTCGTCTCTCTCGGTTGTTCTCTCCATCGGTTTCTCCTTCAAAGTTTCTAAGCTCGCATAAATCGCACATTATGCCAAAGCCCTCTCCATGACCGCAAGTAAATGTATCATATAGAACATAATTGCATATCTGACGCGCCTCCCTACTATGATTCCCACGCATAGTTTCAATACCAGTCATTATATCGGAAATGCTCAAACCAGTGCTCATTCTCAAACCTCATATTTTAGTCGGGTCAATCCCGATGATGACGGTTACTGGAGGCTGTTGCCCTTCTCCAATGTCTAGTTTTCCAAAGGCCCGCCCGATCAACAGGTAATCCCGCTTGGGGTCTTTCAGCCAGCGGCGCAAGACCATTTCCATGTTCGTCGCCTTGTGCTTAGACCCATCCGCCACCGTGATGATGATGGGATTGCCCTGCCAGTCTACCGCAATCTCGTGTAGGATGGAAACGGACAGGCTGCGCAACTCGTCGGCGGTCTTTGGCCGACCGTTGCGATTGATACGCGGGTCGCCTTTCTGGAATTGCCCCTTGCGCTTTATCTTTGTACTGTTTTCGACTGTATTACTGTCTTCCATTTCAATCCTCAGCGCCTACCCGCTCAATCTCCAAGTCCGGGAAGGCCGTCGCCATGCGCTCTAGCGTGACGGCGCAGTATTTCGGCAAGAGTTCTATGCCCAGTCCGCGCCGATTGTTCTTGTGCGCTGCAACGATGGTTGTGCCGCTTCCTGAGAACGGGTCACACCTGGAGTCACCGGGGTCAGAGTAGGCGCGGATGAAAAAGTCTGGAAGGGCGACTGGGAAACACGCGGGGTGTATGCCTTCCCCTACCCCCGCAGTGATTACGTTGGACGGAAGTACCTGCCCCTCGAA